AAGTTCTAAAAACTGTTAAGTGATACTCTTGTTTTTTAGCATGCCAAGCCTTAAATAGAGGTCCATCAGCGTATCTGCTATCTAAAAAGATCATTTTTAATCCTTTATTTCTGGAGGGTCGTAAAATCTGTGACAACTAAGTTGTACATTAGAAAGTATAGGAACCATTCTGTCATTAAATACAGTGTGATTTATATTTATAGAACCTATTCTTACCAAGTATCTAAGTCCATCACCTAAATGAAGTTCTACCTGAGCACCCGTTAAGTAACCTCTATCTGCAGTTCTATCATTTAAACTAGATGTGTAAGTTGCGTTTGGTCCATTTATAGTCCTAAACAAATATTCTAAATCATACATAGTACCTTTTTTGTAAATCATTTTTAAATCTTCTAGTTTATTAAAGTTTCCTGGATAAGGATTATCTGCACCAGTTATAAATCCATTAGAATCTAAATAAGTCATGTCGCCAATTCTATTTAATAGTAAAGTAAAATCTACAGTACTTTGATTTAAACCTGCACCAACAGGAGTTATACCGCCATCAGCACCGCTCTGTATAACCTCTGGATTAAATCCTTCGGCAATTCCCCAACCCATACTTACTTCAGTTGGATTGTATAAAAATTTAAAACCATACATAGTTGCATCAATTGCTGAGTCTTGTTTTTTATTATAAAATTGAGTGTTATCTAATCTACTACGAGACATTTGTATTGTTCCTTTTGCGGCTGGCGCTGCTGCAAGAACTAACTTAGTAATTGGATCGTATTTTACTGGAGTGTACATATTTTTAGCATCAGAATAATTACCTGCATCTGATATTCCTCTTAAAGTTGTTTCACTTTGAGGGCCTTCATTTCTAAAGTATGCAGACCTAACCATTGGTGCGTTATAAGTATAGAACGGTAAAGGAGGATTCCCGTCTCGTTTTGGATCCTCAGTTGCACCCTTTATTGGTTTTTCTACAGATTTCTTTCCACTTGGCTTTTTTGTTTTTGGATTAATTACAGGTTTTCTTGCATCAAATTCTTTTTTTGCAGCGGCCTGAGAAGAAGATATTAATTGATTTTGAATAGATTTCTTTAAAGTTTCAGCCGTATTTATTCTAGTTGTAAGAACAGCGATTGCTGAATTCATTGCATTTATATTACCTATAGCCGTATTTAAGTTTGCTTGTTCCCCCGCAGAGTATGGAGGCGGTGCATAAGCGGTGTAAAGGTTTCTTAAGGTAGTTTCTAATCCAGCCAACTCTACATACCTTGCTTTTTTTGCAGTTGTTAGTACGTCAAACTCAAAGACCGCTGCTTGTAATGCCTTCTGTTGTTTTGCTTTTTCAGCCTTAATGTTCTTTTCTTCATTAACTCGTTGCTGTTCGTTTTGTACGTTAGAAATAATTTGGGCTGTAGTTAAACTAACAGATCCTGGTCTAGCATATTTATTAGGGCCACTTGTTATTAATCTACCAGCCATTATTTACTCCCCATCGCTTGAAGATCTTTATCATTTAATAGTATTTCTTTTATTTTTTTGGCTAGAGAGTTAGCCTCTGCTATTGATGCATTGGCTAAATTTACATTTACATTTACGGTGTTTGTTCCAACACTTGCGGTAGATACTCCTGAAGTATGTTGCAAATACTTTCCACTAGTATAGGTAGTCCATGGATTAAAGTTTGTTCCACCTTTAGAAATATCATAAGCAATTTTTGCATTTATAGTTGGATCTTTAAGACTTTCAGGTCCTGTGTAACCTATGGATTTATATTTCTTTAGATAAGCCTCATTACGTTTATCTCCCATACCAGGATTTCTTGGATCATTATTTTCCATGTTAATTTGGAATAAACCATAAGAGTCATCCATACCAGTTGGGTTGTAAGCGTTTGCTCTTCCACCAGATTCAGCCTTTACAATTCCGTAGGCTGTATTTAAGGATGCTCCGCTAAACCCAGCATTTTGTAGAGTTTGTACTAAACCAGGATCCATTCCAGCCGCCATCTGTGTTCCTGTTTGAGATGTTTGGGCTGCGTTAGCAGGAGTTCCAAACATATTTTTTCCTAAAAATTTTAATCCTTCATAAGCAAGCAATGCGGTGCCAACATACGGTACAAATCTTAATGCGGCTTTTATTCCAAATTTTGCAGCAGTAGCGCCAGCCACAGCAGTTGCAGTACCACCAGCAACAGCGGTGGTTGCAGCAGCGCCACCAACAGCAGCAACACCAGCCCTTGCAGCCATTGCAGTCATTGCTTTCCTTGCGCCAGCGGCTATTGCAACTGTGGATACACCCGCAGCAATTCCTCCAGCAACTCCACTGACAACTGACCCGCCAGGTGTATTAGAAAACCCTTGAACAAATCCTTTTGCTTTAAAGAACCCATCAGGCAATCTTTCTAACTGTGCATTTAATGCGGCCGCTGCGGTTGCTGCATTATTAAACCCAGCAATCATTGGCTCTGTACCCCGCTCCATCAATGATGTCATTGATGTAGCAATTTTCATTTGTGCATTTAATGGATTATCAGGATTAAAGGGTGCGTTTTCCAAATCAATATCTCTCTTACCTGCAGCCATGTTTGTGAGCAAGGTTCCAAATATTTCTTGTTGTGATTGAGAAAACCCTAGCGCCTTTAAAGATTGTCCTGCAAAACCCTCACGCAAAGCCACCGACATTTGTTCAGCAGTTACTTTTCTACCTTGCGTCATTCTGTCAAAGAGTTGTTTAGCAATGTCTCCAGTAGATCTGGCTTTTCCAGTTTTTGGATCAAAAGTACTAATACCATATTGATAAAGATTTCCACCCATTGCACCAGTGTGCAAACCACCTATAGCCTGAGCAGCAGTAGCATTTGGCATACCTAAGTAACGTGCAGCGCCACCAACTTCTTGCATTGCTCTAGTAAAGTCTGCAGTTCCTGGCATGTAATTATATCCTTGGACAAGCATTGCAGCGGCTGCGGCATCTTCACCAGGACCTGTAATTCCCCCACCCAAAGCACCAAAGGTGGCCCGTGCTAATCCAGCACGATTCATGGCTCCAGCACTACGAAGTGATGCGGTGTAAAAACCAGATGCACGAGCAATAGTTGTTCCAAGATCTGGAATTGCATCGTACATTCCGCCAGCAACACCTAAACCAAACTGAACTCCACCAACTGCAGCAGCACCTTTTTTAGTGTATAGCCATGGCATCATTCCGCCTTGGCTATTACCTGTTCCATTACTAAACTGAGCGTTGTTACTTCCTAAACCTAAACTAGATCCTTGGCCAACACTTGGAGTTAAGATTGAAGTTACAGATTTTAAAGTGGTACCAGCAAGTCCACTTAATCTTTTTAATGCCGACTCTATAGAACTTAATTTTTTTACAGTATTATCTAGACCTGCATTAAGCCCAGATACTTGGGAGATAGGGTCTTTAGCCACTTGTCATCCTTTCGTATCTAACTCGGGCAACCTCTAACCAGTTACTTCTCTCTCGTCGAGACATGTCCTTTATCTCTGAGAGAGACCAACTGTCGTACAACTCACTTATGGCAGACCATTCAGAAAATAATCTGACATAACCAATTACATTAGAACTGAAATAAGGATCCTAAATTAATAGGAACCGTTACCTCACTTCCTGTGTCAGGATCAACAACTACCACATCCTCAAACTGAGGACCTGGTGCTCTCTTGTTAATCTCGTCAATAATCTTTCTACGATCAATTACGCTAAGTGCAAGCACTTGGCTCTTGCTATATACAGGGTTCTCACCAATACGGACAACGGTATTCTCTAGAACAATTGTGCTTAGTTCTGCAGGTGTCTTCTCCATATTGTTAATCATTTCTCGCTGTACAACTCCATTAGGAAGTTTGACTGTGTAGTCAATAGACTTTCCTTTAACAGTAAATACCCGCTCATTTATTGGGTCAGTAAGAAGTTTTACTTTGATATCTGTATTGACATCAACTTCTACAAGTTTATCTTCACCATCAACAAATATTGGGATCTTTATTTTGCTACCAAAGGTTGCTTTTAAAATTCCAAGAAGAATGGCATCTCTATCACCAACTAGTAGATCATCAAGAATCTTGTCTGTGGCTGGTTCATTACCAATCTTTACAGTTCCTAGTTGTAGAACTGTAAGAATTGCTTTACCTAAATTATTAGTCTTTGAAATTGTCTCTTCATCTTTACCGTTAAGTTCACGAACTTCTGCGGTTCTGATGACCTCCCCAGCGGCGTTTATATAGCCGCCAGGAAGTTCAACAGTAGTATCTGAAGGAGATACAATTTCAGGCGTTCTTTCTTTTGGCGTTTCATTTATCGCCTTGTTCAACAGTTGATTTGCTAATGCGGGATTAACCGCTGCACTAATTGTGTTCGTCATTATTATCCTTTGTTAGATTATGCTTAGAACGCTGCTGCGTCTGTAGATAAGTTTGCTGCCCAGTTAACATTAAAGCCCTCATGGACTAGAGTCATCTGTTCAACAAGTAGAGCATTATCACCTGCGTTTAGATCTGAGTATGCCACAGCAGTTGGCCAGCAGTTGTAAACTTCAAAACGCATTGCTACGTGGTCTGTTGCTGCTGGAGAGTTTTGAGCAGTCTCACCTGCTGATGGAACTGGATGAGATAAGACTTTAATCTCTAAATCGCAACGGAAGTTTTCATTCTTAGCACGGGTTGAACCCCCACCTTGAACTGTTGCGAATAGGTTACGCATCCATTCCCAGTTTTGATTTGTTCCAAGAATTACGCCACGTTGTAACGTAATAGGAGCAAACGTAGTCTGTCCAGGAATCTGGTGAACGGTAGTGTTGTATCCACCTTCACGGTAAGGAATGGAGTCGGTTGTAACCGCCATTCCAGAGATTGATGTAAAACCAAAAGTAACTGCATTAGCAAGATTGTTAGTTGCAGTACTAGTTGGTGCACCACCAACACTTGTCAATGGTTTAAACGTAACTAAAAATCTAAAGTTACGTAACGGATCGGTAATTAAATTTGACCGATTATTAATGATTGTAGGCATTTATTTATTATCTCCTTCGGGTTAGTTCAGCGTCTTTTGGCTGAGATCGATGACGATGAACTCTGCTGGATATTGAAGAGCAACACCAACTTGAATGTGAACTTCACCATTTGCAATATCTGCATCTGAGTTGTTCTCTGCATCGCACTTTACAAAATAAGCCTGTGCTGGAGTTGCTCCACGCAGACCACCCTGATTGCGATACTCATTTAAGAATGATCCAAGATTTGTGTTTATACGTGCCCACAGTCTTTCATCATTGTTTTCAAATAATGCAAACTCTGTTAAGTTCTTTAGGTTCTTGCGGATGTAAATTAAAGAACGACGCATGTTCACATACTTGTTTGCAGTTCCATCTTGCTTTAATGTACGAGCACCCATTACAGAAAGTCCAGCACCAGGGATTTGGCGAATTGGATTTACTGGGGATGTGCTTGCATTCATAGTATCTAACTCTGCAGAGGTAAATGATTTTTCTACAGAGACAATTCCTAGTACTGGAGTTGAGATACCAGCAGGAGCCTTGAATACGCCACGGCTTGCATCTGTTGATAGGTAAAGACCAACAACTGCGCCAGTAGGTTCAATCTTACGAAGTGCTCCAGAACTACGTCCTAGTGGATCTGAAATAAAGATATTTGGATAGTAGACAGCAGCGTTGCTTGTATCAGTAAGAGATCCAGCAAAAGAAACAGCATTTGCTACTGTTAGATCTGGGTCAGTTCCAATTACAACAAAGCCATTATTGTCTTCCGCCCAAGATGTTGCAGCATCAAAGACTGAAACTGTTCCAGATGCTAATGCATTTGCAACAGGTAGGAATAGTACTAGTGGACGGTCTAGTGAGGTAAAGCGCTCAAATACTGACGAACCACCAGCCTTGTAGTTGGTGTAATCAGTAGCAGCGGTTGCTGTGCCATTTGAACCACTTGTTAGTGGGTAGGTTGCTAGAGTAATAGATGCACCAGCATAACCACCAGCAACAGATACTGAGATGTTTGGTGAAATAATGTTAATTACTGTTGGAGCATAATCACTTGAAGTAGTGTCATTAAACACAATGTTTTCATAACGCTCAAGTAAGATGTCATCAGAAATATCATTTGCTACACCAGACTCCTTGTAAAGAGTAAGTGTATAAGTGCTTGCAACTTGACCAGCAGTTAATACAACACGAAGGTTGTTACCGTCTGTTCCAGCATTCTTTGAAGTAACAGTCGCAGCAGTTGCACCGCCACCATCTGTTAAGTTTCTAGAAGCAGCGACAGCGTTAGACGCAAGCAGACGTTGAACATAGAGTTCACGTCCACCATTAGCAAAGAATGAACCAACTTGGAAGGTGGCTGGATAGGTTGCGTTGTAACCTCCGAAGTACTTGGTAAATTCATACCAAGAATTAACAAGGGTTATTGTTTCTGGGCCTTGTGCAAAGGGTGCAACAACTGCGCCAGCAGCATTTGCAGTAACTCCACTTGGGAGTACTGGTGGTAGTAGGCGTTCACTTATGTAAACACCTGGACGGCTATAAGCCATTTTTTCTCCTAACTAGTTTGGGGGAGGGACCTTATGGTGCCGATTGAGTGTACGTATCGATGGTAGTGAACTGAGAGCGACCAAGGGTCTGACTTCCAGTTGTACCTGTGACGTTTAGTTGCAACACTTTGTACATCTTATTGAATGTTTCAGCCGCAATCTCAGATGAGACACGGACTGTTATTGCATTTACAAATAGTCTTTTTCCTTGTTCTGTAATATCTCTCTTAGAAATATCAAGAACATCCAAACGACGAGTTGTTCCAAACACAGTATTTGGTCCTGTATCTAAAACAGCAAATCGTAATGGAATCTTTGAGTAAAGAAGTTGTGCCAAAATTTGACGGTCATGTCTTGGTTGGCGAGAGAAAGAAGTTATTTGATAATCAATGTTTACTGGAATTGGATAGTTTATATCCCAGTTATGCTCATCAGTATCCCAAGCAGTATTTGTACCAATGACTGATGGGTTAGTTAAATAGGCTGGCTTTACTCTACCTCTCATGGCACGAGAAAAGTCTTCAGAGATATCAATCATATCAATAGTTATATAAGGATAAGACTGCGCTCTGATTTCCTGATCGGGTTGTCCAAACCATACTCCTACTTTTCTAGTAGTTCCTGGAGTAGCAGTGCCACCTGAAGCAACTCTTGCAATGTTTGCATTTGTTTTTGCATATTTAAATGTAGTAGGAGTTGGAATTAACGTAATGTTGTAGGTGCCATTAAAGGGCGTTGAAGCACCAGCAATTGTAACTGTGTCTCCAACTTCAAAGCCGTGCTCTGTAGATGTAGTTATTGTAACTACATTGGTAGTAAGCGCTTTGTGTGTAATAGTTTTTGCCGTTGCAGATGCAGCCTGTTGATCAGTAACGGTCATCTCCTTTAAGAGATTTCTTAGTGCTTCATCTTCATCTAATAAGAATGTCATAGGTGACCATTCAGATGTCTCATGGCACGATTAACTAAAAACTTTTCAGCCTCAGTCTGTCTGTTATTAAATCTACGTATAGCAGCAGTTGGCTGTGTATCTGGGGTTCCGTATTCAAGATCTAGGATCTGAACTTTATGGGCTGGGTTTCCATGAACTGTAAAGGATCCATTATCATGGCGAACATGCAGGTGCTTAACAATCTTTTCTGGCCAACCAGAAGCACGGGCCTCTGAACGCAAGTGAGCGCCCATGAAGCGTGTAGTTTCTACACTGGCTTTAGTTAGGGATTCTTTGGCTCTCTTTAGGTAGGTCACTTCTTCTTCTTCGCTTTCGCCTTCGCTTTTGCGCCAACATACACAGCACCAGCAAGATAGGCTGCGGTTGTACCTGCAAGAATCGATGCGATAGCGGGACGTTTTTCTTTAGGGCGGAATCCAAACACACCCCGAATAAACTCTTCACGTTCGCTTTGATTATTCATCTCAGCGACCTGTTCGTACCAAGGCTTATAAGCCATAATAAATAACCCCTTTATCGCAACCAGTGGGAACTGTAGTCAGGCACCGCAGCGGTGTTCTGATATAGCAATGATAAATGAAAAAGCCACCCGTAGGTGGCTTAGTCATTACTTCTTTTTCTTTTCTCGCTTGTCTTCAGCCTTCTCGCCTTTCTTACCTTCCTTGGCTTCGTGCTTCTTAGACATAGCCTTAATCTTCTTTATATTAGCAACATCCATCTTGCGGTCATCCTCTTGGGACTTAGGCTTGCGATGCTTCTTATCCATCTTTTCAAACTTGGCCTTCTCTTCTTTATCCAATCCCTTTGTGGTCTTGGCATCCTGTTTCTTGTCAGAAGCCTTAGTGTACTTTGACATTACATGCCTTTCTTACGAGGCATTGCTTGTTTTTTACCCTTTGCCTTAGAAAGACTTTTTTTGCCACGTAACATAGCAAAGTCGTCTTTATCTAATTTGCCATTTTTATTAACATCAAGTTTTGTTTGTTTACCTTTAAGAGCCATTATTTTCCTTTCTTTCTATAAGTTTTAAACATTTATCTGTATCTTTTTGTTGACCAAGCATACCTTTTATACCAACCACTGACTACAGAATCTCTTAAACTAAGCATTTTCATATAACGATTATTATTTTTTGTAATATCAGATTTCCAATCTTCTCTTTTAAATGGAATAAATTGAAACATTGGAGTTCCTTTTTGAATAATCCCTTCCCAATTAGATTTTAATAAAAAAGGATGATTACCTGCTTCTCCCCATTTATCTGTATCCATAATTCCTCCTAAAGTATAAAAAGGTAAATCAAGTCTATTTATTGGATGTGTAAATATACAGGAATACCCAGGAGGGGTCTTGATATTCCAAAATGGCATCCAATTAAACTCTGGACGATCAAACCCATCTACAGCAGGAAACGATCTGTTTTCTGTTTTCTCTTCATAAAATGGTCTAACTGTTATTGGACCTGGTTGATTACTTCCACCATCTATCCATGTAATTAAAACTTTTTTGTTTTCTAATCTTTTAATTTGAATATCTTTATGAAGAGTCATTACATAACCTGAAGTAAATCCTTCTAAGAGAGGAATACAATTTTTAATAGTTAAATTATTTTCTCCATTAAGTACATTTACTTCAGTGTCGTTATACCTATACTTTGGCGTTTTTCTAAACCAATCAGGTATATTTGCGTGAACAGCAGGGATTGGAGGATTGCATACTCCTTCTATTCCAAAATCTGTTGGATAAAATTCAATGTGTTTAGTCATTTAATCCGCCCTTTTTTACATTTCTTTTATCTTACTATACTCTTTAGAAAAAGAACAAAAACACTCAGTTCATAGTAATATTTAATTAATTAAATACACTTTTAAAATACAAAGTTTATTTACAGACTTTGCATTTGCACTTACAATTCTTCATGGTGCACTTAAGAGCCATTATTTTTTGTCCTTCTTCTTCTTATCTGTCTTCTTCTTAGCATACTTCTTATTAGCAGCGGCTAGAGTCTTCATGCCGTGCTTATCTTTTGGCTTCATACAGCCACAGGTAGCACACATTACTTACCCTTTGGCTTTGGCTTGGCTTTTGGACCCTTACCGAATCCTGGCTGACCTTTTTTCTTACCACATCCAGATGTT